CAGAACATGCCATCTGCTACCGGAGCAAGCGTCGACCTCGCAGTCCTCGGAGACCTCTCCAAGGGTGTCGCTTTCGGTGATCGTCGTGGCGTATCGGTCGAGGTCTCTGACCAGGTCAAGTTCATCGAGGATGCGCTTACGTTCAAAGCGACTGAGAGATATGCTTTCAACGCTTTTGACGTTGGAAACGTCAATGCGACTGTCGCATCACAGGTTCCTGGTTCGCTCATCGTTCTTCAGGCCAGCGCCAGCTAGTCTGTAGCACCTTCGCAGTCAAGGGGAGCGGGTTATCCCGTTCCCTTTTTGTTTTTAGGATGTAAACCATGCCACTCACTCGGACAGAAGCACTCGACCGTCTCGCTTGGATGGTCGCATCCGATCAATACCCGTTCTTGGATTCGACTGCACTACAGCAGCTCGTTGACGATCACGCTCGCTGGGCTGTCTGGTCTGCATCCACAGCCTTCGTAGTTGGCGACATCATCATCCCAACCGTGGCGAATGGTCGACTCTACCAGTGCGTCATCGCAGGGACATCGAGCGCCACGGAGCCGCAGTTCCCACAGTGGACCAGGACAACCGGCTACAGCGTCAATGACGGATCAGGTGACCTCTTGTGGCAGGACATAGGACCGGCGAACGTTGAGAGATACGACATCCGCACAGCTGCGCGACAGGGCTGGATTCGCAAAGCATCCAGCATCACGCACCTAATTGATGTCAAGGATGGTCAGGTCGACGCAAAGATGGCCGTGCTCCGTGAGCACTGTCTTGACCAGGCGAAGCGCTTCTCACCGATGGTGTTCGTATGATCCCGGCAGCTTACAGCACCGCGCTCAAGAACGCGATCCAGGCGTATTCCTACGCTGACCGTGTCGCGATCTGGCGAACCGTCAATCAGGCGGATGGCATCGGCGGCGTGTCACAGCACTGGATACAGGTCGCTGAGATCCGTGGCACGATAAGCAACACCGGCGATACCGAAGGCGTGGTCGGTGGCATGATCGAACAGTCTGGCACATGGACCCTGACGTGCTCGCCTGACATCGAGGTCAAGGCCGATGACAGGATATACACCAGCGGGAATCCGCAGAACCTGGCGCCATACTACGAGTGCATCGGCAGTGACTACGGTCATACTAACGCAGTCAGTCAGACCATCGGACTTCGCGCCAGGACAAACGGCTAAGTGTATCCACTGCGTGGTGCAAGCTTCGACTCCATCGCACCATGATATGAGTGAAGTTATTGATGGGGTGAGTCTATGAGTCCAGAGATGTGGGTGCAGATCGGTATACAAGCGTTCATCACGACGATGAGTATCGGTGCCGCTTGGGTGGCATTGCAGGTCAGGCTGACGCGCCTGGAGACTCAGGTGGCACACATCATCTCGACGCTCGATGGACAACAGCAAGAAGTGCGCCGCATCGAACAGCGACTCGGTAAACTCGAAAACAAAGTTTCAGCCATGGAGGCGATCATACAAAGATGAACAGTATCAGCATCAAAAGACTCGTGGTCGTTGTGATCGTGGCTTTCGTAGCTGCTTTTACTAGCGTGTTCGGCGATGGCATCAGGACAAGCGAAGCACACGACATTTCCGAGCTTGGCGCAGTGATGGCACTCTACGGGAGCAAGGCGGTAGCGGCTGGTGTCTCCGCTGCGGTGTCTAGTGTGCTGGCGTTCCTCACGATGCCTTTCAAGGGTACGAATGCGAACAGCCTGAAGGTGGGCAAATGAACCTGCAAAACTTCCGCATTGAAAAGGAACCTGCACCGTCCACTGACTGGCGTGTCTTTGGCGATATCGAAGACGATGCTGGAAACATCCTTGGAACGTTTGGACCTGATGGAACGAGCGTCAATATCTGGTGGGTTCAGCAAGATGAAACATTTCAGGCTGGCATTGTTTATCAATTTGCAACAGTGATGGCTCAACAGATTATCAGTGGAGATGCCGAGTAATGGCTACTTACTACGTTAGGACAGATGGTAATAACGCCAACACCGGCACTGGTCCTGCTGTCAATCAGGCGTGGGCAACCGTAGCGTATGCGCTTGCAAATATGGTTTTGACCAATGGGACAAACTACCTTTACATTGCACCGGGTGTTTATCGTGGCAGTGTGACACTTTCAATCACTCCATCCAGTACACAGACGCTTGTGATTTCTGGTGACCCAACAGCGGCACAGTTTTCTGGCGTGTCATCTGGAATCGTTCGTATAACAAACTTTACAAGTGATACGGCTAATCCAAGTAGTTCAACCCTGCTCACAATCAGTGGAAAAACATACACAACAATACAGAACATATTGTTTGATTTTTATTCTGTAAGCACATCTAACTTCTGTATTAATGCTCAGACAAACTGCGACTACATTGCAATCAATAATTGTGTTTTTAATTGTTATGATTCTGGTGGTGCAGGATGGACTGCGTCTTCTATAAGGATAGTTACATCAACAACTGTAAATTCATTCACTATTGATAGATGTATATTTACAAACTCTTGGGTCAGTGTTTATTTTACAAGTAGTGCTGCATCAAGTACAACGCAAAATGTTGGCGTTACAAGATGTCAATTTTTTGGTGGAGATTATGATGTAATTTTTGTAGGTAACGGACTTGGTCGCACTGTTTATAACTGCACAAGTTGTTTTAATGACCGGGAATCAATTTCTTGCAGTACAGCGCAAACCGGTAGTACTAGCGTCTACAACTGTTTGTTCTATCGTGGAAACACTGCACTCGTAGGACCCGGAATGGTTGAAAACTACAATCGGTTTGTCAGCACTAATCCACGTACGAATGTTTCTCCATCTGGTGCAAACAGTGTAAGTGGTGGTGTTGCAGGGCTTGATTTTGGTTACGGTTTACTAACAGGAATTGCTAATCAGCAGATGATTAGTTCAACCTTAGGAAGCCCTAACATACAATTTGGTACGGCTTCAGGTGCGCCAGTAAGTGACCTTTATGGTGTTACTTGGTTTAATGCAACACCGGATGCTGGAGCGGCAACATACAGAAGCTTATCTGGCACAGGGTCGTATCTCCCAACCGAGCGCAACGCCTCGACCATCACAATCGCTCCCGGAAGCACATCACAAAGCATCGAACTATATCTAGGTGCTACAGGTCTTACCTTTGCCACCTCCGGTCTAGCGGCGTATTACGTCCGCAACCAGTCGGCACCGGTGGCTATAACGCTGGTCACGCAGACAGCAACAGGCGCGTGGACATCTGGTGGCTTTGCTGAGATTGATTCAAGCCTCGTGCCGGGTGTGTATCGTTTGGATGTTCCTGATGCGGCATTTGCCGCTGGTGCATCAGATGTCACGATAGTGGTCAGAGGTGCTTCTGGTACGAATGGAGCAGTCTTGACCGTCACACTTTCAAGTGGTGGATTGACGGCAGCGCAGACAGCAGCAGCGGTCTGGGATGAGCCATACACATCGCACGTAACAGCATCTACGTTTGGAGCACGAACACTAAAGACAACGGTCGACAATCGTCCTGCAGATGTCGGGACATCGTTCCACATCCATGCTAATGTCCACGCGATTGTCGATTCAGCAGCAGCTGCTTCCGAGCTCTCTGGCGCGCTACTTCACAATGGCACGGACTACATCAGCGCGGAGCTGTTGACGCCTGTGTCAGCTGCGACCAGCGTACACATCGGACCGTATCAACTCCTAGCTGATGGCTTAGGTGCTGATCAGCCGCTTGATGTCAATGTCGGCACCGCCACGAGCATCGATGTCCAGGTCACTGACGCGAATGGCACAGGCATCGACATCACTGGCGCGACCGTCACAGCGAAGGTCTACAGTTCAGCGGGAACACTCGTGGCGTCGTACGCTGGCACTGCGACGTATGCGGACAATGGTCGTCTGTCATTCGGCTTGACGACTACGGTCACGAACACATCTGGCACGTACACTGTGACTGTGACCAGGACAACCGGAGCAACCGACACGCAGATCTTTGGACCGCTGAGATTGTATGTGAGGCCAGTATGAGCGTAAACATTTTACAGATCACCGAAGATCCGGAACAGGTCACGCAGATCGCGGCCTGGACCGGAGACTGGCACACTTACGTTTTGCGCCTAGTCGATGACAACGGGTCTCCGATTGACATCACGACAGGCACTCTCGCGGCGACATACACGAATGCTGCCACAGGCGTTGCGTATAGCTTCGTGACAGGAACAGCCACGCTCACGAAGTCTCTGTCCTCACAGGGCATTGTGACGGTCCTCAACCCTGCTGCGTACCCAACAGCAGCTGTGATTCGCTTGACGTTGTCCTTCACTGTGTCGACTACCGTGCGACGCTTCGGTCCACTGCTCATCGAGGTCCTAGCACCGTGACCGTCAAGGTCGACCTGTCCGGCTTCGATGACGCGGAGAAGCGTTTTCGCATGCTGGCTGTATTTCTCCAGAATGCAGTGAGCGCTTCGTACACTGGCATGATCGCACTCATGACAGGCGCAAAGTCAGGACGACGCTACAAGGTCGGCGGGACAGTCTATCAAGCATCCGCGCCAGGACAAGCACCAGCGGTGAGAACAGGATTCCTGCGGACATCGATCACCATCGGCAAGGTCAATGACTACGAATACGTGATCAGCATCGCGGCGCCTTATGGCAAGATCTTGGAGTTTCAGAAGAACCGACCGTTCGCAATACCTGCCAGCACGAAGGCATGGAGTGTGTTCCAGGGTGTAGTGAGGAAGTACTTCAATGGTTGAATCCTTAGTCGTGGATGAGTGGATCTATGACACACTCACAGCTGATGCAACGCTCCAGGGACTGCTGGCGGTGGACAACCGATCGCCTTCGTACCAGCAGGGCATATACCTGTATCTGGCTCCTGAGAAGGATCCGATCAGTCTCCGACAGCCACAGGTTCCATACATCGTGGTACGTCACACTGACAATGGCCAGGACGACACAACGGCCATGTGTGGCGGTCGAATCCTCACGAGTTCTGTGCACCAGGTGTGGTGCTGGGACACGCAGTCTGGTGCAGTCTCGATGGCGCGCATCAAGGCCATCGTGGACCGAATCGATACACTGCTTAACAAGCAAAGTGTAAACAGCACGACGCCTGTATTCTTTTTGAATCGTGCATCGGTATCATCATCGGTCGACGTGTCGCAGGATGGTCGCGTCGATAATGGCATATCACAACTCTACATCGCCACAATAACTCCAGAGGTATAACCAACATGGCCCGTCCGTTACTCGCAAAAGACGTCACACTGACGATCACTTTTACTGCAGCTGCTCTAACCGGTGACACAATCGCACTCCCGACCACGACAGCCACGTCTGTCCAGTGTCTCGCGAAGTCGTTCAGCACAACAGTCACACAGAACATGGTCAATGCCACCGCATTATGCGCCGTTTTTGAGGCATCACTTCCGACGACACAGGCAGGAACAGTCAACCTCGAGCTGTACATCGACAACACCACTGGTCCTCTTTTCCAGACCAAAGTCGGATTCGGGTGTGAGATTGATGTCGACCTCGATGGTGCAGCTTCCGTTGCTGGCAACGTGGTCAAGTATTTTGGTATGGTTACGGAAGCAGGGCTGTCCCTGACTCCGGAAGAAACACAGACCGAA